TGACCCCTGAAGCCAGAAGGAAACACAGGCGCAAGCCCAGAAAGGGTGTTCGTCTCATTCCGGCTAATTTGCAAGAATACAGGGATTTAAAACAAAAACTTGCAGGATTGAAAAACAAGGCTGTGGCCGTGGATCACGAAGCGCATGATGCAATTCAAAATGCAAAACAAAACATAAGCGACATGACTGTTCAGGCTTTGACCAAAGCTATGGCTGACCGGTATGAGGTGGCAAACGAGTTGCGAGATTTGTTGGCTGCAATACATGCTGAATATAAAGATGAGAGAAGTACAATTGACTCGGACCAGTTTGCTCAAGATCAAATAAGGTCTTGGGTTGACGATGATTACAATTCCGACCAGATGTTGAATGCATTTCAGAGAATGGACATAGTACAAAAGGCTTTGGCAAACTCTGGACAGCCACAATCTCCAGCAGCACCAGACGCTGAAGAGCATCCTAGCGAGCCTCAACAGGAAATTAAGGCTGGAATTCGCATGTTCATGCATGACTTCACCAACGATCTTCAAAGGGCTGGTGGAGATGTGAACAATAAGCTAATCCAGAACAAATACAAAGCAAAGCCTCCAGAAACTGTTAGTAAATATGTTGCAACCCAGATCAAACCCGCAATTCTTGCAGTACCGGATTTCGAGTATTTGCGCCAAAGGGCGAATGCGGAACAATTAAAGAGAGCGTTGGAAGCCGTGCAATCTGAAATCAACCGTCAGATGCAGCATCCTCAGTTCTTGGCTGGTGCCGCTCCTGTGGTTTCGCAAGCCGCCCAATCTCCAAAAATGGGAGCAAAACCTGAGGGTCAAGACTGGTTGCAGCTATTCCAGAGAGGCACACCAGATAGTCTTTATCATCTCTCGCAAGACGAAAGCTTCCACAGGCTTGCCACGAACAATTTAATTTCTGCCGTGAGAAGACAGATCGAGAGAAACTCTAGTAAGTATCATCCCGATGACTATCAAAGGGCTATGGACAGGTTGGAAGCAACCATGCGCCAAAGAAACATCAGACTGAGGTAAAAATGACAGGCTGGCTTGATTACATGATGAACCCCCGGAGTCATCATCTCAAAAAAGCAATGTTTGAAATCCTGAAAGAAAGATATGCTCCCCACGATCAAATTCTGGAGAGAATTTCAGCTTCTTTGGTAACGGAGGGAGATGTTCAGGATTTCTTTAAACTAGTTACATCGGTGTATGAGGCGGCATATTACAAGGCCGTAGAAGATCATTCTCAGGTACTTAAAAACCTAGGATTGACAGCCAAGATTGTTTCAGAAAAGCCTCAACCTTGAAAACTTGGTTGATAATTGGACGGTATGCATGTAAGCAGAAAACCACCTTGTTTGTTTTCGACTTCCTTGACTTGCCACCATCTTTTAAACATGGTTTTGGGATATAAAACTGACCCTTCAGTCACCTTATCTGTATCGGTCCAAACAACCAATTTGAAATCCTCTTGAACTAGGATTACGCCCTCAAATGAAGAGGGGGAACCATACTGAATGGATTTGTAGACTTCACCGTACAATTCATCTTTTTTTGTTCTTATGACTGCTGGTAAAAAGTGAATAAAATCCTTTTCAATTTCTGGCTTTGTATCTTCTTGTTTTTTCTGAATATCTTCATGGACAACTGTTTTGCGTTCAACTACATCTGGAGATGTTTGAACTGGTGTGTCGTTGGGTTTAGGAGTGACAATTTTAATTTCAGGCTTTGTTCTTTCCAATTCAGCAACAAAATTGTCTCTGATGGAGAAATCTGATTTGTTTGGAATAACTTCGGTGTTGTCTTGTTGTATTTCGGCATCCCAATTCATATTGTGAAGCACAAAACCGTCCCAAGTATCTTGGGTTTCCATAGCAGGGTTGGGGCCATTTAATCGATAGACGCTTCCGTCTTTATTATAGAGAGGCATAACACTACTATAGTATGAACTCTTATACTAAAAAAGGAACACAATGGCATTAGTTGTACCGAACACCGCTGATGTTTTGATGTTGAAATACATCCTGAATCAGCTAACTACAGATGGGAATCCCGGCGGTGCCGGGGGACAGAGAATTTTAAAACTGTTCAAAAACGGCAATTTGATTCCATCAAAAACTACTGTAATTTCCGACATTACCGAACTTACACATCCAGATTATACTGAAAAAACTTTGTTGGGAGCAAACTGGACTGTTGCTACATCCACCGCTGGAACAAATACAGCGGTGTACAGCGAACAAGTTTTTACTTTTTCTTCAGGTGTTAGTGTTTACGGCTACTATGTTACAACGGCTACTGGTTCATTGTTGTGGGTGGAAAGATTTTCCACGACTCCGTTCACACTTACAGGTGCGGGCGAGATCGCAGTAACCCCACGATTAACTTTAGATTAAAAACTATCTCATATCAGCAAAAACTTAGCCCACTTTCTGTCTGAAAGTGGGCTTTTTTATTTTTAAAATAAAAAACAAGTAAATACATAAAACAAGAGGTTAAACATGAATAACATGAGTTTTAAAGAGTGGTTGTATTTTTCCGAAGCTGATACACCTGCGGAACCTAGGTCATTTGCATCTCCAGCAGCCCGCAGAGCGCCACAAGCTGGACGGTTTTTAGGTGGAAGCAATGTGATCAGAGCAGCCATGCAAAATCTGAGAAGCCCAGAATTTATTGATGCTCCGGGTGTTCATGGTGCCGGACCATCATTTGTTCAATCTCCCGAAGATGTTTCAGCAGCAGCTTCGGCTTCAGCTTCAGATGCTGAAAAAACTGCAAAGAGAACAAGGGCAAAATCAAAGTCAAAGAAACTTGGCACAGACCAAGAAGCTCTTGCTTTGAGGGCTTTACAGGGCAACATTCCCATTTATGCTCCTCAAGAAGACGAGCGCAAAGGAATGGTGAGTTTGCACGGCGGTCTAAAAAAATCTCCTCGTAAATACGATGTCACAAAGCGAAATAGCTTTTCTCAGGCAATAGGCGTAGAAAATGCCGAGCAAATGAACAAAATGTTTGAGGATGTTACCGGATTGTTCAATCCAAGTTGGGTCGATTCAATTTTCATGCATTTGCGAAAAACAAAATTAGCAACTCAGGATGTCACAGACCAATACGAGAAGGCGCTTTCTGCCATGAATGATTTTATTAGCGAATATTATCCTTCAACAGACCCTGCCAAAAAACAAAAATGGCAAAATGCCATGAGCAAATTGGACGACAAATATGGAATCATGCCTGAAGAAAACCCCGAACAATATAAAAGAAATGTAATGAGAAGAACTTATGGAATCATGCGAAGGCTTGTTGGCAGGATAAACCGAATAGACATGATGACTAGCGGCATGACTTTTAGGGGCCAATATAAAGCCGGTCTCACAGGCAGAGAAAAAAAAGATGTCAGAGACATTCTAAAGCAGCCAGAGGAAGGCATGGCAAGACACGCCCGTGATTACATGACGAGCAGGAAAATGGCTGACATGGCTCGATATTTGGGTGATGAGGAAGCGGCGAATAAATTGTCTCAACAGCTTGGAATAAAGATACCTAAAAATGCACAAGAAAAACTTAGAAATATTCAGGATGAATTTGCCCAAGAAGGTTTGGCAAGTTACATAGGTAAAATTGAGCAACAGTTGGACAAATTAAAAGTCACCAGACGCAATAAGACCAGAGATATAGCAAAAGCGATTTTGCCGCAAGTTCTTGGCAAAAATCCACCTACTGAAGCCGAGATTGCCGCTCAACACGGAATTTCGCTTGCCGCTGCCCATAATGTCATGACAACTTTATGGCAAGCAACCCTTGATATGGCAAATAGGCAACACGACCAACGCTTGATAAGTCTTATTGAAAGATTGCTGCGCAAAAAGGGATTGGTTATCGTCAGAGGGAAAATAGCCAAACCGAGTCTTGCTCAAATTGCAGCAGGGACACCTGCTCCAACACCTCCAATTACGCCACCGGAAGCCGCTTCGGAAGAAGAAGACGAAGACAAGCCTGTTTTTGCAAGAGACCTTCCTTTGAGTGTCATGAGGTATGATCCTGCGGATTATGCCAGATATGCTCGGAATCCTTTTAGGCGACAATAATATGCCATTAAAAAATCTTGATGGAACACCATATGGTTTGCGAGGCAGCGTGCAAATGTACGATCCACTTGATCGTACATTTGACCTGTTCAACCTGTGGGATCAAGAAGCCATCAGGAGAGGTGGTTCGCCAATTTATTATTACGAGGTGGTGATCACTCAAAATATGATTGATCCAATTTACTTGGAAGCTCGTAATAAATTATTTTCAAACAATCCAATCCAGTTGTGGTGCACTTATGATCCCATACCAAGTCAAAACTTGGTGAATCAATTTGGTATTGATGCGCCTGACGAAATGAAGTTTGAATTGAATTACAGGTCTGTTTTGCAAAGCCTTGGACACCCGCCAAAGATCGGATCAAGGTTGTTCACGCCACACCTCAGGGAAAATTGGGTTATTGTGCAAAGAAATCTGGGTGAATTCAAAATGTGGGGCGTGTTGCGGATTGAACTTATTTGCCAGAGGTTCCAAGAGGATGTTGTTACTGGCGATGGTAAAGTCACCCAGAAACAACCCGATCTTAAAATCAAAATTGTATAGGAGATGCCATGAAGTCTTTTTATGAGTTTTTACAAACGATGCATGAACAACCTGCCCCTGTAGCGAATGCTCCTGTCGCCGGTCAACCGCAAGGAGCTCAACCCGCAGCCGCCGCTCCCATGCCTCCGGGTCAACAACCTGCTGCTGGGAGAGGTGTTTCACCAGCCGTACCACCTCCTGACAAGGCATTCAATGATATTCTGACAAAAGCCGCTAAGAATACTGATTTTGTCACGAGCCTGATGCAAAATGCACCAAAAGTAACCAATCCTGATATGAAAAAATTCCTTACATCATTTGCTCAAAGTCTAACAAATGCTCAACAGGCTGCTAAGGCTGGTGCTGCTCCTGCTGCTGCTGGGGCTCCCGCTGCTGGTGCTCCCGCACCCGCAGGCTCTGGTATGGCAGCAGGCGCACCTACCGCTGGAAAATAATTTGGTTTAGCTTGTATAGGTTGGGTTTGTTTACTTTAAAAAAAATGATTCTTGGAAACCTAGGTTTTCTAAAATTAGTCACAGGGTCGCCAGCAATATAAGTGGTGACCCTGTGATTTCTTTTATGGATTTTAAAAGGCTTCATTTCTTTTTCCTGAAAAGCAATTTGCCTTTAAATGGGGTTTTTCTTTTTTTTTCAACTTTATCAACAACATCTTGCAAAAACTTCATAACACCTTCTTTGCCACTTTTTATAAAAATATTGTTTAGAATTTTGTACTTATCGTCAAAATTATGTCCCAGATGATCATGCCAGTCATTTTCGACAAAATGTTTGCAATACTTTACGACAGTATCATCAAAATTGTTTCTAGCTGCTGCCTCTGATGGTGACATAGGTTGCACATCATAATTTGTCTTCCTTGGAAGCACCATTATTTGCGCAAAGGGCTCACCTTTTCTAAATATGTAAGTTTGACCGGGCATGGGGTTTTTGAACACCACAAAGAAGATTTTGGGCCACCATGTGGTTTGAAGATGTCCGGGTATACAGAGTGGAGTCGTATATGTTTCGTCGGTGTAATATCTTGGATGTGGTTCCAATCTAAGTATATAACCTTCTGGCACCATGATATCAACACAAGATGTCATTCCAAAGTGACCGGGAGCAAAAGTGGAAAATGGGGGTAGATCAATTGGTGGAATTATTTTATTTTTTTCTGAGGAAAAATCCCCAATAAATTGAATTTTACCATCAATTATTTTTACATGACATTCATTATCAAAATTGTAAACGAGTTCAAGGCCGTAGGTAGCACCTTCAATGAATGGAGTGCAATGCCAAGGCTGGGGAACATCTCCATCTGTGTGGTTGTTGGCTACACCTGCCCATCCCGGTATTTGAAGTTTGATTGGTCTCGGGGCTTCGCCCTGATACCAAGTCCTGTATTTCACCAATATTTTTTCCATAAATCGGGCTCGCAAGGATAATTAAACTAGGAGCAAAAATGAGCACAGATTCGCCAAATCACCAACAAAGAGATTACAGCCAATGTAATCCCAAGGCAAGCGTGCCTGACCCAAATCTTGATCCAGCGCCTCCTTATTGCGACCCTGAAGGTCCACCGCTGGACAATAAGAGAACCGTCAATGACGACAGCTACAACTGGTTAAAAGATCAAACCATGAATAAGACGGGTTTTGGAGCCCGTGTTGACTGCGATCCTATGCAGCGTGGACAGATCGTTGATGATGTTGAAAATCCCGACAGGACTGTCCTGTATCGTTATTCAAAATCAATCCGTGGTTGCGATGAGGCTATGCTTGATCTTTTTCGCACGGTGGTAGTGATTGATGAAGATGGAAAAGCATGGCCTATTCCAGTAATGCTTGGACCTCCTGAAAAGGCTGTGGCAGCAATTATTCAGGACAATGTTCGCAAAGACGATACGCTTGTTGTTGACAGATTAAAATTGCCTTTGATGGCGCTCACGCAGACGAATATTGAATACGATCTTAATCGATACACATATCACAAAGCACTAAATTTATTTAGAAGCGCAGTTGATCAAAAACCCGGATTTACAATAAGTGAAAAATATAATCGTGATACAGTTTTTGGCATGGCAAGAGGTGTGCCTGTAAACATCGGATATACGCTGACTGCGTGGACGATGTATCGTGAAGATATGAATCAAATTTTGGAACAAATTTTGACAAAATTCAGTCAAGTTGCGTACATACGAGTAACAGGCGTACCTTGGGAAACTATTGTCAAGCTGGACTCTCTTGCCAACAACCTGAATGCGGAACCGGGTGATCAAGCAATCAGAGTGATTAAATACGAATTTAATCTCACAGCACAGACATATATACCGCAGCCCATCGAACGCAAGAAAGCGGTGTTGAAGATGAAGGTGGACTTCGTTGACGGCATTAGAGAAGAAGAAATTACAGAAGTGTTAGCGAGAATAGAAGAATCAGTAAAGGAATTAGAATGCTAGAGATCGTTAATAAGCAAAGACATCCTGTGCAACTGATAGTCAGGTCGAGGAGGGCCACCCGATCTTTTACGACATTAAATCTTCCGGGGATAGGGTCAGGAAAAAATGTTTATCTTTTG